CAAGCAGAGCAGTATGTAACATACTTAACGCAAGCTACAGACAGGAGGCATAACCAATGGTAGATAATGTAAATTATCCTCCACACTATCGTGCACACGCTAGTGGTGTAGAATGTATTGAAATCACAGAACATATGAACTTCTGCTTAGGGAATGCAGTAAAATATATTTGGAGAGCTGGTCTTAAAAAAGATGCAGTAGAAGATTTAAATAAAGCTGTTTGGTACGTAAATAGGGAGATAAATAGAATTGGCACGACTCAAGAAGAAGGATCACGAGAACTTATCCGACACCAATATCAAGAAAGTTATAGACCTTCTGAGTGGGACTTCCCCAATCTCAAAGAAGGAAGCCTGCAACATTCTGAATATAGCGTACAATACAACGCGCCTACAACGTATAATTGATGATTTTCAAGAAACTCAAGCGTATCGCGAGAAAAGAAAATCTCAAAATAGAGGAAAAGCAGCTACAAAGCAAGAGGTGGCAGATGCGGTTACTGAGTTCTTATCCGGCTCCCCCATCAGCACAATTGCATCAGGACTTTATCGTTCATCAGGATTTGTTAAAAGTATCATCGAAAAAGTGGGTGTACCTCAAAAGGAAGAAGGACGGTACGATTACCTACCAGAAGAATGCGTGGCAACTTCATTCGAAGAAGGAGAGATAGTCTGGTCGGCTAAATATCATGGCCCTGCCATAATTAAGCAAGAATTATCAGTAGACTATCAAGCTGAACTTCCAGGGTATAAAGATGTAAACTATGAAAAGAAGTATGGTTGCAAAGCCTACAATATTTGGGTGATAGAAAAAATTGATGATGACTACAGCGAACGTTGGACTACTGCTACTGGCGGGGGTTTTACTGCTACACAGCTTGCGTATGATTTAGGCAAGCTGTCTCACCTCAAAGAATATGGAGTAGATTTATCACGTATCTAAAAATATTTCTTGACTTTCATCTCTTATACAAGTATAATATGTGTAAGAAATGAGGGAAACCAATGGGCGACCGATTTTATTTATCTCAACTAGCCGCGACAGGATCGTGTCCTGGCGCAAAAATTACACAACTTAGAAGGAAACGCAAAATGGCATGGGACGACGACAAGAAGGCACAGGCTGTATCTATGTATGAAGCAGCTGACCCTACTCCCGAAACGTCAATGGAAATCGTAAAGGACATCGCAGACGAACTGGAAGAGTCACCGAATGGTGTTCGTATGATTCTTACCAAAGCAGGCGTCTATGTAAAGAAGAGCCCCGCTTCTGGTGGCAGCAAGACTACCGCGAGTGGTGGTAATGGTGGCGGGAGAGTATCTAAAGCTGCCGCCCAAGAAGGACTAATTGCAGCTATCAATGACGCAGGTCAAAGTGTTGATGAAGAAATCATTAGCAAGTTGACAGGCAAGGCTGCACAATACTTTACCACAGTATTGAATGGTGTAAACTCAGCAAGCTAACCTATTGACTATGTGAACCTCCGAAGCTCTTGTTTCGGGGGTTTGCTGCATTTCATTATTCTACCCTAAGTCTGGACAGCAAAAAATTTTGCTAACCTACCAAAAGGAGTAATAATGAAAAAGGAAGAATTAGCAAATTTGATACATGATTATGGGGATGCCATAATCACGTATCGCAGTGAAAAATCTAATAAACTAAAGTATAATGTATGTACCTTAGATTTTTCTACACCATACATTCAGAATAAAAAGAATAGAGCTAAAGAATCCTCAAGTACGCTGCTTACGTTTTGTTGGGATACGGACTCGTATCGACTATTAAAACCTAACAATGTAACGAGTGTAGTGCCCTTGGCTTCAGTTCTAAAGAACGAGAGGTAGATAGTTATGGAACTATATGCGTCTCCTGAGGTGTATGAAAAAGTAATACATTATGATGAAGATAGGGAACTACAAGTACGACTTACTATTAGTACTTTTCGAGGAATAGAATACTTGCATTTAAGAAAGTATTTTTTAAGCTTTGAAGAAGAATGGTGCCCTACTCCTGATGGAATAGCCTTTCCTCTAGATTTTAATAATTCAAGAGAGTTATTTTGTGGATTAGTAGAGATACTAAGCCTGGCGGAGAGTAAAGAGATAATCCAGGAAGAATTTTCAGAACTTTTAAACACACTATATACAAAATAAATCTTGACTTTCTTTCCATATTTCTGTATAATATATGGTCTGAGTGGGAGAAACTATGAAAGATTTTTTTGAAAAATGCGAAGCAGCATACTTCTCTGGCTACCCGATAATCTCGGATGAGGAGTATGACGCACTTGTAAAAAAGTGGAATCATCAATCTCTGGGCCATACGGTCACAGATGGTGTTCCGCATTTGTACAAGATGTATTCTTTACAAAAAGTTTTTAGTCTAGATGATATTCCTACCCCTAACGCAAAGTACATTTGTACTCCAAAGTTAGATGGTGCAGCAGTATCTTTACTGTATGTAAATGGACACTTTGCACTCGGATTGACACGAGGCGATGGTAACTTAGGCCGAGATATTACCGTCAAACTCGAAGAGCTAGTGCCTGCCACTATTCCCATGAGGGGTAGTGTGCAAATCACTGGCGAAGTAGTTTTGCCCTCGTATGTCCCCAATGCTCGTAATGCTGCAGCGGGGTTGTTAAACGTCAAAGACATTAAAGAGTTTCGAGAGCGATCTCAAGACTTAGTCTTTGTCGCTTACGATCTCCAGTTTGAAAATGACTACACAAACTATGATGTAATAATGCATGCATTGGCCCATGAAGGTTTTAATGTTGTTACGACCTTCGACGCTAGTAACTATCCTACGGATGGCCTAGTTTACCGTCTTAACAATCAAAAAAACTTCAAAAAAATGGGATATACAGCCCACCACCCTCGCGGCGCTTTTGCTCTCAAAGAGCAGAAGGAGGGTATGATTACAGAATTACTCGATGTTGTGTGGCAAGTAGGTAAATCGGGTGTAGTCAGCCCTGTTGCTATACTTGATCCAGTCGAAGTGGAAGGTGCTGTCGTGGGCAGGGCAACTCTACACAACATCGAGTACATTCGCTCTTTGGACTTAGAAATTGGTTGCAAAGTAGAAGTAATACGAAGTGGTGATATCATTCCGCGAATCGTTCGCAGAGTGGACCTTCAGAAAAATAGTTCTTGACTTTTAACTCACTTTTTCGTATAATATATTTTACATTTTCGGAGAAACTTTTAAATGCTAAAACAAATCCTACCGCCAACGGAATGTCCGTCTTGTGGTGGCGAGCTTACTTCGGTCAATGATTTGTTCTACTGCTACAGCAGAACTTGTTCAGCACAGAAGCAAAAGAAGATTGAGCATTTTGCAAAGACTCTGAAGATTAAGGGGCTTGGCCCCGCAACAATAGAGAAGCTAGAGATAGAGGACTTCGATCAAGTTTATCTATATGATGAGATTTTACTCTGCGAGAAGCTGGGCGATAAGCTCGGTACAAAACTACACGCAGAGATTCAAAACTCTACTTCGGCTCCTCTTGACTTGGTATTACCAGCTTTTGGTATTCCACTGATCGGAAAAACGGCAACGAAGAAGCTGTCTGAGACTGTGCGATCTATTACTGAAATAACACCAGACACTTGTGAGCGTGCCGGATTAGGACCAAAAGCAACAGAGAATCTGTGTAACTGGTTAGATGAAGAGTTCTATTGTTTTTACGATGGTGCCCTACCATTTGACATGAAGTTTACACCTCCTGGGGCATTGCCGGTGCCTATGGACCGAGGCGTTGTCTGCATAACCGGAAAGCTTAAGAGTTTTAAGACTAAGGCTCAAGCAGAAGGAGCACTCGTTAATCTTGGCTATATAGTAAAGTCTAGTTTAACAAAAGATGTAACGATTCTCATAAATGAAAGCGGTATTGAATCGGCAAAAACTAAACAGGCCAGAGAATCTGGTATTGAAATAATCACGGATTTACAATCCTATTTGGAGAAAAAATATGGCACTTCCTAAGTGGACTGATGAGCGTACTGAAGAACTTACTTCCTTTGTCGGAACTGAGTCTCCAGTATCTCAAGAAACTGTAGCTGAAGCAGCTGACCGACTGGAGACTTCCACTCGTTCTGTTTCTTCTAAGCTGCGAAAGATGGGCTTCGAAGTAGAGCTGGCATCTGCCCGCGCTTCCAAGTCTTTCTCTGAGTCACAAGAGGCAACTCTTGTTTCTTTCCTCGAGAGCAACAGCGGTGAGTATACTTATGCTCAGATCGCCGATCACTTTGAGGGCGGGGCTTTCTCTGCTAAGCAATTGCAGGGCAAGATCCTTTCTATGGAGCTGACTGACCATGTCAAGCCTGCTCCTAAAGTTGAGTCTGTAAAGACTTATTCAGCAGACGAAGAAGCTACTTTCATTAGCATGGTTAATGATGGTGCATTCGTCGAAGCTATTGCAGAAGCTCTCGGACGCTCTGTAAACAGTATTCGTGGTAAGGCTCTTAGCCTTCTGCGCTCTGGCGATATTGATGCAATCCCTCGCCAAGAGACCACCAAGGGCACTTCTAAGGCTGATCCCTTTGAAGACTTAGCTGACATTGCTTCTATGACTGTTGAGCAGATCGCAGAAGCTATTGGCAAGACTGCTCGTGGTGTTAAGACTATGCTGACTCGTCGTGGTTTGGCTGCTGCCGACTACGATGGTGCCGCTAAAGCCGCTAAAGCAGCAGAGTAATTACCTTATAGGTAATATAGCAACCGTGGTGATTTCACTGCGGTTGTTTTTTCGTGTTCGTTGGGGAGATATAATTGAACGTCGCTAGTGCGCTCATCAAGCAAATATTGAGCATACAGGATTTTGAGACCTGGAGCTATGTGCGTAAGCACTATTTGCCGAAAGAGTACCACACTATTTTTTCCGTTATTGATAAGCACTGCGAGTCGTATCATAAACTCCCATCTGTCGAAGAACTGAAGTTATCCACTAGAGATACTTCTACTCTCGATAAGATATATGCGATAGAAACTCTTGAAGTTGATACAGACCCATACATACTTTTACAGTATCTTAAAAATGAGTTTACTCAACGAGAGATACTGACAGAGTTAGATGACTATGTAGAAAACTCCATTTCTTTTGAAGATGCGGAAGAAAGTGTCCAGCATCTACACGATATTATTCTTCGAGTTGAAGAGAAGGTAGAACTTGAAGAACCTCAAGAGAGTATGCAACGTATCTCTCTATTTGAGGATGAAGAAGAGCTTGGAAAGTACCTGCGCCTTGGTCTAAATACACAGTACGATAATCTGATTCAATTCTCCCCGAAGGATCTGATTCTTGTAGGTGGTAGACGAGGCGCAGGGAAATCTCTTACCTGTGCGAATATTGCAAACTCAGTGTATCAAGACGGTAAGTCTGCACTATACTTTACTATCGAAATGGATTCCAGATCGATTCTTCAGAGACTTTGCTCTATCGCTACAGAGGTGCCGCAAGGGCGCTTACGATCTAAAAACCTCAGTGTAACCGAATGGGAACGTGTTGCAGAATGGTGGGCTGGTCGTTTTCAGAGAGGTCAAGACCTTCTTTCAGAATATAGAGATCATCGTAAGTTCGATGACTTTCATAAAAAACTTACTACTACCTGTGATCTTAATCCCGAAGCGCAGTTAGATGTTATCTACGATCCTTCTCTTACGTTGGGCAAGATAAGAACAGAAGTTGAAATGAAAGTAAAATCCTCTATGGATATTGGTGTAGTTATTGTTGATTATATCAATCAGGTAAAGAGGTCTAATCTTCCTAGTAGAAGCGGTCAGTACGATTGGACCGAACAAATAGAAGTAAGTAAAGCTCTTAAGTCTATGGCCCAAGAGTATAAAATACCTTTCTTCTCTCCGTATCAAACGGATGCAACGGGCGAAGCTCGATTTGCAAAAGGTATTTTAGATGCTGCTGATGCAGCTTTTGCTCTTGAGCCGTGGCAGCATGAAGATAGTTGTGTAACTTTCAAGTGCGTAAAAATAAGAAATAATGAGCCTATAGACTTTACCTCCACTATGGACTGGGAAACTCTAAAAATGGGCCCTGAGAATGCTCTAACTCCAGATCAAAGAGAGGATTCCTCTCATAAAACTGGAGAAGAAATCCAGGACATATAAAAATATTTCTTGACACTCCCGTTGATTTGTAGTATAATATATACTTCGATCACGGGAGTTTTTTATTTATGGGGATGATATATGGATCACTGGCTTATGATGTCACAGGAAGAAAGAAAAAAGGTGTGCGCAGAAAAACTGTATCTCGCAAGATTGGGAGTGTCAATGCCCATAAGCGAAATTATTGCCGCAGGAGTACCCCAGAGTATCCCTCGGTTCCCGATACAGTTGGAGTTGCCCCTAGGGTCGAAAGCCCACGTTATACAGGAACCCTTGTCAGAGGTATTAGTACCATGCACAAGAGCAATGCAGTACCTGTAATTAATGAAGAAGAAATGAAAGATATTGCAAGAATGAGAAGGTAATGCTTGCTTATGTATTATGGCACTTATTTGGATGGGAAAAAACTGATATGCATGATGCACTTTTAATTGCAAATCCTGATATATGCCCCAAATGCGGGGAAAATATGATAGGGGATGGCTACACACTTCCTTATCATTGTCCCAATGCATACGAAGAAGATTGGTGGTATGAGCCGCCTGACAGCGGACCTTGGTTTTGTAGTTTTGATGACGATAATTATGATGAGCCTACAGAAATGGATGAGTGGGCATCTTTTGATCCGGACTGTTAATGAACGTAGAAGATTTATTAATTGATAAAAAGATTCCTTACTATGCAAAAGGTAAAGACTATTTAGTACAGTGTCTTAACCCGGAGCATGATGATAATAATCCCAGCATGAGAATAGATCAGATTACTGGTATATTTAATTGTTTTGCTTGTGGATTTAAAGGTAATCTTTTTAATTTCTACGGGGAAAAAGCGAATCAGCTACAACTTCGTAGAGAGAATTTAAAGAAAAAGATACGACAAAAAATGTCAGAAGGCGCAGGACTTTCTTTTCCCAAAGGCTATATGCCGTATGAAGGCAACTGGAGGGAAACTAGTCCTGATACTTATAAAACTTTTCAAGCATTTACCCATCATGATAAAGATCATGTTGGGCGTCTTGTATTTCCAATACGAGATATTAGTGGTAGAGTAGTAGCTTTTAATGGGCGACATATGTCTGGCGGCACTCCGAAGTATATGATTACTCCACGAGGAGTAAAACTTCCTTTGTTTCCTACAGTCTCTCCAATTAAGAGTAGTGTTATTTTGGTAGAGGGCATCTTTGATGCAGTAAATCTACATGATAAAGGACTGCGTAATGCAGTTTGTTGTTTTGGTACAAATAATATAAATGAAGAGAAGCTCGCTTTGCTAAGTCTACAGGGCGTCACTAATATTGATATATTTTTTGACGGAGACGAAGCAGGACAGAAAGCAGCAGAAAATGTTAAAGATATGTGCGAGAAAGTTGATCTCACTTCCAGAAATGTATATCTAGAAAATACAGACCCTGGAGCACTTATACAATCTCAAGTTCAAAAGTTAAAGGAGAGATTATATGGCTAACGTCGCCTTAATAGAGACGAAACCTTCAAGAACAAACTTTACTCGAGAGTTCGATGGAGCTTTCGAGTTCGATCAGTTTCAGTTGTGTTCAGATCCTAGTATTAAAAAGGTTTTGAAAAGAGACTGTGATATTGAAATTGATACTGACGAGTATGAATGGGTTATATTAGTAGGCTCAGATGCTTTGAAGTACTTTACTAGAATTAATTCAGTAACAGAATACTCAGGTAAAAAGGTAGAGAAAAAGTTTTTGCCTGTAATTAATCCTGCTATGCTTGCCTTCAAACCAGAAGCTCGTAGAACGTGGGAAGATTCCAAGGCTAATATTATTGGTTACATTCGTGGTGAGATAGAGGATGCAGTAATTGATAGTAGTATTGCTTGGGGAATACAAGATACGGAGGAGGCTAATGAATTTATTCGTTGTGCCATCAAAGACCCATGCCCGTATGTTGCTCTCGACTCTGAGACAACTGGGCTCTATCCTAGAGATGGTCATATGCTGGGCATTAGTCTTAGTTATAATGGCAAGTGTGGGGCTTATATTGATACCAACTGCTTTGATGACAGCACTGAGTCACTTTTACAAACTTTATTTAACGAAAAAGCAGTAATCTTTCATAATGCTAAGTTTGATATGGCATTCTTTGAATATCACTTCAACTTTAAATTTCCAAAGTTCGAAGATACAATGTTACTACATTACCTCATAGACGAGAATCCCGGGACTCATGGCTTGAAACAGCTTGCTATGAAGTTCACTCCTTATGGAGACTATGAGAAGCCTATGTATGATTGGATCGATCAGTACAGAAAAGAGAACGGTATTCTCAAAGCAGACTTTCAATGGGGATGGATTCCATTTGAGGTAATGCAAACTTACGCAGCTATGGATGCTGTTGTAACTTTTATGGTATATGAAAAGTTTGTAAAGATTAAGCAGAATAAGAAATTGTGCTGGGTATATGATAATATCTTAATTCCAGGCACTAGATTCTTGACAGATGCACAAGATAACGGTGTTCCTTTTGATAAGAAAAGATTATATACTGCTCAAAATATAATGCAGGATGATATTGATAATGCAATCGCAGCCTTATACAAAGATGAGCGAGTACGAAAGTTTGAGCAGATTCAAGGAAAAGAGTTCAATCCAAACAGTACTTTACAACTGCGTAAGTTACTGTTTGACTTCTTAGGGCTTAACCCTACTGGCAAGAAAACTGGTACAGGTGCAGACTCTACGGATGCAGAAGTTTTAAAAGAACTATCTGCTCAGTCTCCTGTCCCTCAGTTAATTCTTGATATTCGTCAAAAGTCTAAGATTAAAAATACATATCTAGACAAGATTATTCCACAACTTGATCGTGATTCAAGATTGCGTACAGGATTTAATCTTCATGGCACAACCAGCGGGCGTCTGTCCTCTAGTGGTAAACTGAACATGCAGCAGTTGCCTCGAGATAATCCTGCTGTAAAAGGATGTATTAAAGCCGCAGCGGGGTCCAAAATAGTTGCAATGGACTTAACTACTGCTGAAGTATATGTTGCTGCGAAACTAGCAGAAGATGAAGCTCTGATGGATGTTTTCCGTAGTGGAGGAAACTTTCACAGTACAATTGCTCACACAGTATTTAAACTGCCTTGTCCTGTAGAGGATGTGGCCGAATTGTATTCAGATCGACGACAAGCTGCTAAAGCTGTTACGTTTGGTATAATGTATGGTGCTGGCCCTGCAAAAATCAGCGAACAAGTAACAAAAGATAGCGGAAAATATTTTTCCAAGAATGAAGCTGCCGAAGTAATCAATGACTACTTCAAGACTTTTCACAAACTAAAGTCTTGGATTGAGACTAATCAAAAGTTTATTGAGCAGAATGGATTTACATACAGTTACTTTGGTCGCAAAAGGAGATTACCAAATGTCGCATCAGAAGATAAAGGCATCAAGTCTCATAGCATTAGGTCTGGTCTTAATTTTCTGGTGCAGTCTGCTGCTTCTGATATTAACCTCTTAGGAGCTATTGATATGAATGCATTTATTCAGAGTCAAAGAATGAAGTCTAAAATATTCGCACTTGTGCATGACTCCATTCTTGCAGAGGTTCCAGAAGATGAAATAGATTTTTACTGCGAAATGCTAAAGAAGTTTATTCAAATGGACAGAGGAATATCCATACCTGGGGCACCTGTAGGGTGTGACTTTGAAATAGGAGATGACTACTCAATGGGTAAGTTTGAAAAGCAGTATCTGTGATTATAACTTATCGAAATATAGAAAAAATAACTTTCCCAGTATTTAATTTACCAAATGGAAACTGGCAGCTCTTGGACGGGCTGCTTTTTCTTGACGATCTAATACTAGACGATAAAAATATGAAGGGAGCTACGCTTGGTATTCGAAGATTACAAACACCTCATGAAAATTTGTTTTCTTTAAAAAAGTCTTTAGACAGTCACTTAGGGTTGATTAAATCCCGGGATAAATACTTTATTGATGCAACCGGAACTGTTTTTATATATGAAAGAACTAAAATGTGTCCCGTAAAGTATCATAGTATACGAAAGATAACAAAGAAACAAGTAGCTTCTTTATTAGAACTAAATGGAGTGAAAAAGAAATTTATAATACCCCGTCCTCCGCCTAGTGATTGCAACTGGGCAGGAGTAATTTATATTTATAATATGCCTTGGCTTCTATATGATTATGCTGAGACTAAACCTAAAGATACGAGACGAAAAGTATGAAACTTAGCCAAAGACTAGACATAGTAGTAATAGTGCTAGTAATACTCTATGTTCTTACAGCATGTACGATTACAACAGATCCTACTGATTTAGAGCCTTGTGTACAGTGGGCAGATGTTCAAGTAACAGATAAAGAATGTACATGGCCACTTTATGGCGGAGAAAGACTATGTGTATACGAACCTTATATAACTACAGTTTGTGTTGCTCGTGAAAGCAGTAGTTAGTAATAGAATATTATTAGAAGTTACGCCCGAGTATAAAGAAGTTTTAAGTAAAGAACTTACATACAAAGTGCCTGCTCCTAATCCTAAAGACCCTCCTCTTGTAATAAAAAATATGGCAAGAGTGAGGAATAATTTAGTTAGCATACCTATTGGAAGAACGGATTTAATACCAGATGAATATGAAGTGGTGGACAAGAGGATTATGGTTCCTGTTGATTTTCCTGATTTTAGGTTTGTACTCCGCGAAAGTCAACAGTCCGTCTATGACGAGCTCGACGATAGCAGTATCATCAATGCGTGGGTAAGTTGGGGGAAAACTTTTACAGGTTTAGCAATCGCAGGAAAGTTAGGACAAAAAACATTAGTAATTACACATACTGTTCCCTTGAGAAATCAATGGGCAAAGGAGGTAGAAAAAGTATATGGATTTACCCCAGGTATTATTGGTAGCGGTAATTTCAATACCGATCCTTGTATTGTGGTTGGTAATACCCAAACACTCTACAGAAACATCGATCGAATTCGAAAAATGTTTGGAACAGTTATCTTGGACGAAATGCATCACGTATCTTCGCCAACTTTTTCGAAAATCATCGACACAAACCACGCACGATACAAAATCGGATTAAGTGGTACAATAGAAAGAAAAGACGGAAAACATGTAGTCTTTCGAGACTACTTTAGTCAAAAGGTATTCAAGCCGCCGAAAGAAAACTTTATGACTCCAAAAGTAGATATTATAAAGTCAGAAATAAGGTTTATGGATGGCGCCAGGATACCGTGGGCTAACAGAGTTACTAATCTAGCAACAAATGAAGAGTATATTCACACAGTTGCAATGCTTGCTTCTTACTATGCAGCAAGAGGACACAAAGTTCTAGTAGTGTCAGATCGAGTAAATTTCTTAAAGAACTGTGCTATACTAGCGGGCGAAAAAGCAATATGTGTTACAGGCGATGTTCCTCACGAAGAACGTGAGACATTGTTAAATGAGATAAACTATGGCGATAAAAACATTCTTTTTGGGACTCAAGCGATATTTAGTGAAGGCATATCAGTCAATGCCCTCTCTGTCCTTATACTCGGTACCCCTATCAACAACGAGCCCCTCCTCACCCAGCTCATCGGAAGAGTCATTCGAGAGCGAGAAGGAAAAAAGACTCCAGTAATAGTAGACATTCATCTCAAAGGGAACACTGCTCGGAAGCAGGCTTCCAATAGAATGGGATACTATATGAAGCAGGGTTGGCATATCAATCAAGTATAGAAAAATAGTTCTTGACATTTACGTTAGATTTTAGTATAATATGTTATTATTCGATTGGAAAAAAATTTATTCTACAGCAGCAGGAGATCCCGCAGATATTGTACGGATACTACGAATGCTAGTAGAAAAACGCATCCCAAAGAATAAGTATGACAAAACATTTTTTTATTCACAGATAAACTTTGACGGTACAAGTTTTCTAGTTCATCCAGAAAGATTATTATACGATGGATATAAATATTCTCTTCGAGAGGTGGCTGTATATACAGGCATTGCTGCTATGCGGCCTCTTCCTGATTTCTATGCTAATAATAAAATAACCTTGGACGTACTACTTATACCCGAAGAAGCTTTAATACACGTTTACGAAAACAGGCTACTGGATGTAAAAGATGATAAAATACATTTTTTATATGAAGGAAGTCCATCTAAAAAGGAGATACATTAATGGCACTTACATTTAACAAAGCAAAGGGCGCAGCTCAAAAAAGTTCAATCAACACTTTTGTTCCACAGGACGGCGACAATAATGTTCGGCTTGTAGGCGACGTATTGGCTCGTTACGTTTACTGGATCGAAGGCGAAAATGGAAAGAATATTCCTTTGGAATGTCTTTCCTTTGATCGAGACGAAGAGCGCTTTAACAATAAAGAAAAAGACTGGGTTCGTGAATACTACCCTGATCTGAAGTGTGGCTGGAGCTACGCTATGCAGTGCATTCACAATGGTGAATTAAAAGTCTTTAATTTAAAGAAGAAGCTCTTTGAGCAGATCATGACAGCTGCTGAAGATCTAGGCGATCCTACCGATACTGAAACCGGTTGGGATGTCAAGTTTAAGCGAGTCAAGACTGGTCCTTTGCCCTATAATGTAGAGTATCAAGTACAGGTACTCAAGTGTAAGTCTCGTGCTCTTGATGAGGATGAGCTGGCACTAATTGCCGATCTGAAGTCTATGGATGACGTTATGCCTCGTCCAACTCCAGACGCACAAAAAGAGTTACTCGATAGAGTACGAGAGGGCGCTAGCAATGACGCTAACGTAGATGAAGAAGCACTAGAGAAAGAGTTTGACGTTGCATGATTCTTTTTACAGCCGATTGGCATATAAAACTGGGGCAGAAAAATGTCCCAGTTTCTTGGGCTTTAGATAGGTACAAGTTATTTTTCGAGCAAATATATAGCTTGGAAAAGATGTGCAATATGCACATTATTGGGGGCGATCTCTTTGATCGCCTTCCTAATATGGAAGAGCTGGAACTTTACTTTTCTTTTATACGAGGAGTAAGTATTCCAACGCTTATCTATGATGGAAACCATGAAGCTACCAAGAAAAACAAAACTTTCTTTACACAGCTAAAACAAGCAAGTAGAGATATTAACCCTTTAGTACAGATAGTGGATATTTCATATCGTGATTCCGATTTTGGTTTTGGCGTTCTTCCTTACGCCGACTTACATAGAAAAGGAAGCATTGAAAAGTTTATACAGACAGAACCACTGTTTACTCATGTACGAGGAGAGATTCCTCCCCATGTCAAGCCAGAGGTGGACTTAGACAGGTTTGAGGAGTTTCCTATTGTATTTGCAGGAGACCTACACGCACACAGTAATACTCAGCGTAACATTGTATACCCTGGCAGTCCAATGACGACTTCCTTTCATAGAACTAATGTAACTACTGGTTATCTTCTTATAAATCCAGACGATTGGTCTTGGATATGGGAACCTTTTGACCTTCCACAATTGATACGTAAGACTGTAAGTAGTACAGAAGAAATGATACCTACTGACTACGATCATACAATCTATGAAATAGAAGGGGATATACAAGAGCTCGCAGATGTAAAAAACTCAGAACTACTAGATAAAAAAGTAGTGCGAAGAAATAGTGAAGCAGCATTACTTCTTGATAAGGAAATGACAATTCAAGAAGAGCTTACAGAATACTTGCAATTTGTACTAGAAATAGAAGAAGCACGAATACCAGATATTATAGGAACTTTTAATGATTACGCTTCAAAAGTTGCAATGGAATAATTGCTTTAGCTACGGAGAGGGCAATGAAATAATGCTGGATGAAAGAACTCTAACCCAAATCCTAGGTACAAATGGTATGGGGAAGAGTTCTATTCCTTTAATTATTGAAGAAGCTCTGTATAATAAAAATTCAAAAGGAATTAAAAAAGCAGATATTCCTAACCGTTATGTAAATAATGGCTATGATATAATTCTTGATTTTACTCGTGATGACGATGAATATAGAATAACTGTAAATCGAAAAACAAACGTAAAAGTAAAATTCGAAAAGAATGGAGATGATGTATCTAGTCATACAGCTACAAACACATATAAGTCTATACAAGAAGTTATAGGCATAGATTTTAAGACCTTTTCACAACTCGTATACCAAAATACAAACGCAAGCCTACAATTCTTAACAGCCACAGATACTAATAGAAAAAAGTTTTTAATTGAGCTTTTATCTCTAGAAAAGTATGTTGAGCTTTTTGAATTATTCAAGTCTGCTTCTAGAGATATTGCTATGGAAGTAAATGCACTTGATAGTCAAGTAGGTACGATTGAAAAATGGTTGACAGATAACAAATTGACAGATACCAACGTACTGCCAATGCTAAATTTAGAAATTGATACGGAAGAAGAAGAGAAAGAATTTCGATTTTTAACGAAAGAGATTGAAAATATTTCCGAAAAAAATAAAAAAATTTCTAAAAATAATTCTTATATAGAGCTATTAAAACAGATAAATATAGAAGATGCCAGAAAATGTACTGTGGCTAAAAAAGAATCCTATGATGACTTACAGTCAGAGTTAGGAAGTCTCAACGGGGTCGCAGCGGGGTCTAAAAAATTACTAGAAAAACTCAACAAGCTCGGAGATCACTGTCCCACATGCGAACAGGAAGTAGACTCTGACTTTAAACAAGCCCTCATCTTGGAGGAATCCAAAAAAGTTGCAGAGGCGAGAGAGAAACAAGATGAAATTGAAAGAAGAATATCGCAAATTAAACGAAACAATCGAGAGTACGACAGTGCTCGAAAAATTGAAAGGGATTGGGAAGACTTGTATCGAAGTATCGACAGAACTCTCCCAGTGGCCCTCTTGGATAAGGACGAGCTCGAAAAGCGCCTGGCTAGAGTACGAGATGACTTGGGCAGAGCAAAAAGCGAAGTGGAGCGTATCGCAAAAGAAAATGAACAGCGAACAAAACACAACACCAGAATCCAAGTAATACAAGAACAAACTGATGAATTTTGCGCTCAACTAGAAAAAGCACAGGAAAAGTTAAAGAGTATAGCAGAGCTTTCATCAAATCTAGAGGTACTGAAAAAGTCTTTCAGTACAAATGGTTTAGTTGCATACAAGATCGAAAATCTTGTTAAAGAGTTAGAAGAACTCGCAAACCACTATCTAGCAGAACTTTCAGACGGTAGATTTACACTTGAGTTTGTAGTAACAAATGACAAGTTAAATGTACAAGTCACTGACAATGGAAATGTTGTAGACATTCTTGCGCTTTCGAGTGGAGAGTTAGCCCGGGTTAACACAGCAACTTTAGTTGCAATTCGAAAGCTGATGAGTAGTATTTCCAAATCCAGGATAAACGTATTATTTCTGGACGAGGTTATCAACGTTCTTGACGAAACAGGTCGAGAGAAAATAGTAGAAGTTCTTCTGCAAGAAGATCTAAATACTTATATTGTTAGTCATGGATGGAGCCATCCACTGCTTGAAAAAATAGAGGTTATTAAATGCGACAACGTCAGCAAACTAGAGTACTAAACAGACTAGCGTCTGGTAGAAGGCAACAATGGTTAATACAGGAGGATGAAAATGAGGGAAATGGTGATCGAAGCACTGAAAGCGAAGTACTTCGGGGAGATGAAAGAAGCGGAGGCAAATATAGAGATTTATCTGGCAAGCCCAGTTGGTATTGGAGAGCACCCAGAAATAATCGACGCAATTGACTCACAAGTTGGAAAACTGGCAGAAGCACAAGAAAAGTTTAAAGTACTAGAAGAATTCAGCCATGGTGGACAGTAGAGCAAAAGGAGCAAGAGGAGAATATTTAGTCAGAGATTTATTGCGTGAGTATACAAATTTGCAGTTTGAAAGAGTTCCTAATTCTGGAGCTTTGGAGTATCTAAAGGGAGATTTATATATACCGCACGAAAAAAATAAATATTGTATAGAAGTAAAAAATTACGCAGATTCTCCTCTTACTGATAAAATTTTTACTGCTCCAAAAACTAATAATCTTATTCGCTGGTGGACTAAGTTAAAGATACAAGCGGCTCAGGGAAACCAAGAAGCCCTGCTTTTCTTTAAATACAATAGATCCCCTATTTTTGTAGTTACAGCAGATAAGCCTAAAAACTTTTCTTTGTGGATCAATATAAATTTTTTAGGATGTTATGTAATGGTTGCAGATGAGTGGTTAAAAAATGAAAATCCGGAGTTTTTATAATGGCATTTAGTTTTGAAGATAAGCTATTTGATGAAGATTCTCCATACTCTACTCTAATTGTTGACGCTTTAAACTTGGCTTTTCGATGGAAGCACCAAGGAAGATCAGACTTTCGTTACGAGTTTGAAAGCACTGTTCAAAGTTTAGCAAAGTCATATAATATAGATAGAATAATTATTGCTGCAGATTGGGGCTCTTCTTCTTATCGAAAGATAATTAGTAAAGACTACAAACAAAATAGAAAAGAAAAATTTGCAGAACAAACGGAAGAAGAACGAATAGCATTTGAAGAGTTTTTTGAAGAGTTTGAAGCCAGTCTTGAAGTAATGGATGAGAGTGGGTATACAGTTCTTCGATATAAGGGTGTAGAAGCGGATGATATTGCCGGGCACCTAGTAAAGTATAAGGATAAGTATCAATTAGGAGATATTTGGCTTATATCAAGTGACCGAGACTGGGATTTATTAGTGCAAGAAGGTGTGAGTAGATTTTCTTATGTGACGAGGAAGGAAGTCACGCTAGAAAATTGGAACACTCACTATGACTGCACCCCCGAAGAGTATATCTCTGTTAAATGTCTAATGGGAGATAAAGGTGATAATGTAGCTGGATTCCCTGGCATTGGTCCAAAACGTGCGGTAAGCCTTGTAAAAGCATATGGTAGTGCCTATGATATTTATGAAGCTGTACCGATAGATAGTAAATATAAATTTATACAAGGATTGAATGAAAATCCAGAGCAGATTCTTAAAAACTATGAGTTGATGGACTTATTAACTTACTGTGATGATGCACTAGGTGTGACAAATTTTAAGGATATACGAGGGAGAATGTTAGATGGGCTTTAATGTAGTTGTCGATTACAATCGAGACGCTTATCTATCCGAGTTTAGTAAAAAGACTTTGGAAGATAGATACATGATTGATGGAGAACTTTCTCCTCAAGATGCGTTTGCACGTGCAGCAGGAGCTTTTGCAAATGATGAAGCACATGCACAACGATTGTATGACTATGCTAGTAAACTTTGGTTTATGTTTAGCACTCCTGTACTATCAAATGGAGGCACTAGCAGAGGGCTTCCAATTAGTTGTTTTTTAAACTATGTAGAAGATAGCAGGGAAGGAATTACTAATCACTATACAGAGAATGCTTTTCTTAGTAGTGTTGGTGGCGGTGTAGGTGGATGCTGGAATAGTATTCGTAGTGTAGGAAGTAAAACTTCTAATGGCTCTGAGAGTACTGGAGTAATTCCTTTTATGAAAGTTGTAGACGCTGAGATGCTCGCTTTTTCTCAAGGCGTCACTCGACGGGGTAGCTATGCAGCATACCTCGATATGTCTCATCCCGAAATTGAGGAATTTTTAGATGTACGCAAACCTACTGGAGGCGATATTAACCGCAAGTCTACTAATCTTCATCACGGAGTGGTTGTTCCAGATAAGTTTATGGCCCTTATAGAAGGAGCCACTAGAGAAGAAGGATTTGATGATAGTTGGGAATTAAAAGACCCACATTCTGGCAGAGTTGTAAAAACTGTATCAGCAAAAACACTTTGGGTAAAACTTATTCAGAATCGTGTAGAAACTGGTGAACCATACATCATGTTTGGTGATACAGTCCAGGATGCTTTACCTGCGTGTCAAAAAGAAAAAGGACTGCAAGTAAATCACTCAAACTTGTGTAGCGAAATTACTCTTGCTACAGATGAAGATCGTACCGCAGTATGTTGTTTGTCTAGTGTAAATTTAGAGGAATTTGATGAGTGGCAACACGACCCTCTTTTTATTCCTGATCTTATTGCAATGCTAGACAACGTACTAACATATTTTATTGATAACGCTCCTCGAGAGCTATGGAGAGCTGCATATAGTGCTATGCAGGAAAGAAGTATTGGTCTTGGTGCAATGGGCTTTCACGCTTATCTACAAAGACACAATCAGCCATTTGAAGGTATAATGGCAAAGAGTGCAAACATGAGAATGTTTAAGCATATAAAATCGGAGGCAGAACGTGCAACTCGTGAATTGGCTAATGAACGCGGTGAAGCTCCTGATGCATTGGGTTATGGAATCCGTAACGTTCATCTGCTCGCTGTTGCTCCTAATGCTAGCTCTAGTATTATTTGCGGCAACACTAGTCCTAGTATCGAGCCTTACCGTGCTAATGCGTTTACTCAAAAAACTAAATCCGGATCCAGTCTACAAAAGAACGAATATTTAGAACATATTCTTCAAGAATTAGGAGAAGATACTGATGAAGTATGGAAAGGAATTATTACAAACGGCGGCTCAGTACAGCATTTGGAATTTTTGGACGATTGGACAAAAGATGTATTTAAAACAGCCGTTGAGATTGACCAAAGATGGGTTATCGATCTTGCGGCCGATAGACAACAATATATCTGTCAAAGTCAATCTCTAAATGTATTTTTCCCTGCTAATGTCTCTAAGCAAGAATTGCATGGTATACATATGATGGCATGGAAGAAAAAAGTAAAAACTCTCTACTATCTTCGTAGTGAAGCATATAAGAGAGCTGAGAAAGTATCTGATGAAGCATTACGTCAATACATATTTGATAGCATTGACGAAGGCGCGTGTTTAGCGTGTGAAGGGTAAAAAATGAATTTATTACATGAGAGAGAGTACTACAAGCCCTTTAACTATCCTTGGGCTTATGAACACTATAAAACTCAACAGCATATGCATTGGCTTCCTGATGAAGTCAATCTTGCTGATGATCTTCGAGATTATCGAGATAAGTTGACTCCTGAGAATCGTCGTCTTATCAATCAAATTTTTAGATTTTTTACACAAGCTGATGTAGATGTTTGTTGTGGGTATGCTAAGCATTATCTACCAACATTTAAACAGCCTGAAGTAAGAATGATGTTATCTGCTTTTGCAGCAATGGAAGCAGTGCATCAAGAAGCTTATTCTTTGTTACTAGAAACGCTTGGATTTGGTGATGATGAATACCAGAAATTCTTTGAGCATAAAGAAATGATGGACAAACATGAGTATCTTTCTAATTTTGGTATGGATACTCCTATGAATATAGCGAAAACAATGGCAATTTATTCTGGATTTACAGAAGGAGTACAGCTGTTTAGTTCTTTTGCTATTTTGTTAAACTTCCCAAGACACAATCTTATGAAAGGAATGGGCCAAATTGTAACTTGGTCTGTGCGAGATGAAACTCTTCATGTAGAAGGAATGTCTCAACTTTTCCGTACATTTATTCAAGAACATCCAGAACTTTGGAATGACGATCTTAAATATGAAATCTATTGTGCAGCAGAACGTACTGTTGAACTAGAAGATGCATTTATTGATTTATGTTTCCAAGGTGCTTCTATTCCTGATCTTACTCCTGAAGAAGTGAAAGAGTATATTCGATATATTGCGGATAGAAGGCTTCTTGGACTAGGTATGAAAAAGATTTTTGGAAGTGAAGATAATCCTTTGCCTTGGCTCGACTATATGTTGAATGGGGTAGAGCACACTAACTTTTTTGAAAATCGTGCCACAGAGTATGCTCGGGCGAGTACTACAGGTAATTGGCAAGACATATTTAAATAGGATTTATTATGACTGAAGTTGAAGAAACTGATCCCCGTCCTGCAATTACTTTGGACGGAGAAAAGTATATTATTGAAGAACTGTCGGAAAAAGGACAGTACTATACTACTCAAATTCAAATTTTGAATAAAGATGTAAATGACGCTCAATATGCGCTAGAAAGACTTAATGTTTCTAGAGCAGGGTTTATCAATATGCTTCGAGTAGAAATTGCCCAAGAAGCTGAAGAGACACCAGAAGCTGAAGAAGCTAATGGCTCAGAGGAACATTTTTAATGGCTAAAGAAATTGATATTCCTCTTGCTGATGAAGCAGGATGGGAGGATTCATTAGATAATCAAGAGGAAGAAGAATCTTCTTCTGAGCCTAATTTATCTGAACTCGGAATCATGTATTTAGCACAAATTCAAGATTTGCAACAGCAATTAGAGCAAGAACATTTAAAAGTTCAACGTCTCGAAATGGCAATAAAAGGATTTAGTATAGCACTTCAAGAAGAAATAGAAAAGGGGCACTAAGCCCCTTTTTTCGTTGTACCTCTATAGTAGGAAAGTATTTCTACGTCTCGGGAGATACCATATTTATAAAACCAACTTCGCATCTCTTGACGAGTGGCAAGCCCGGGCCTTTCTAAGTAATAATTTATTGCTTTGCGCAACTCATCATTGTAATTGAAAGGAACTTGTATCTTCATCCTTTTAAAGCTGCTGCCGGTGGCGTGAAGTTTGAAGTGTATCTGCCCAATCCATTTGTTATTCGTACATCGCTTAAATATCCATTAAAGTAATTAGTATTATTTATTCTCTGCCTTCCAATTTGCATAGCAACTGTTGAAGTAAATGCAGTGCTGGTTGTAGCCGAGTCTACTTCTGTACCATCTATAAATAATTTTACAGCAGATCCTGTTCTTGAAACTGCGATATGATACCATTGACCCGTAGTAATAGTTGAAGAACTAGGGTCTTGTAATATCGCACTTGAATCAGCCCAAAAAGCTATTGAACTTCCTGATGCTCTCCAATAAAGCTCCCAGCTCGCAGCACTAGTATTGTCATACTTTTCTATGACTACTCTATTTGAGGAAAGAGCACTAAAATATGCCCAACATTCGATTGTAAAGTCTTTTGTTAAAGTGAGCACAGGATCATGAGGTACTTCTATATAATCACCCGAGCCGTCAAAATACATCGATGAAGTTAAATATTTACTCTGAGTTGTAGATGATTTAGTATCCCCAGTTAGAAGCATCCTCTTTAGAGACTGTGACTTATCAATAATTCCTGCATCTGTACTTTGTATAAGTACTTTTGTATTTGTGATTGCTGTCAAAGGTTCGGTTGGTGGAGTAAATTCACCAGTGTAAACTGCGGTGCCCTTTACTACTCGAAAATCAGCAAGATTACCGTCATAATGATGGTTACTTTGACTCCAAACTGAGCCTATTTTTAAAGGCTTACTGCTTCCATAATCCCGTGTATCTGCAATTGAAAAGTCTTGTTTACCATTGTAATAGCCTTTCAAATACCCTCCTGTTTTACAAACAGCATAGTGAATCCATTGTTTAGGCACAAAACTATGAGTTCCAGACATTAACTGTGTTCCATTAACATATGCTCCTGCCACATTTGATATATTAGTTCTTACATATATATTAAGTCCGGAATCAGTATCTGCTGCTCTCATATCAAAAGGATAGGGGTAATTAGAAATAGTATTAAAATAAGACCACCATTCTACTGTAAAGTCTCCTGTTCCCAACCCAAAATCTGCATTTGAACTAATACCTAAGGAAGTTCCGCTACCGTCCATTCTTACTGATCCACTATGATCTGCTGCCGAGTATTCTTGCGAATCATAGGGTGCAAAAGGTTGTGTGCTTGTATTTCCATTTACGGTAATAGTATGACCATTCGTTGAGCCGTCTGCTATGTATGGAAGATGGCAAGTAAGCAGAGTTGTATCAGAATCAGAGGTTAAAGCTTCGGTAGGTGCAGTAAAATTTGCTGAGTATCTAACATTAGATGATACTCTAACATCTCTTAAGTAGCCAGTGCTCCAAGAATCATTACCAGTTGACTCGTAATCAAAAGCCCCTAGGGTAATAGTTTCTGAGGTTCCTAAATTTCCACTATTAGTTGCTGTAGCAGCACTTACACCGTCTACATATAATGTCATATTGCCGTTTGCATCTCTTACACCTGCTATGTGATGCCAGGCGTTGTCATTTACAAGTGTAGAGCCTGTGGCTGTTGTAACAGTTGCAGCATCTGATCTACACTGAAAGAATGCATACCCATTACCGTTTGTGCCTAACCTGAAATAGTCATGATCGGATGGAGTTACGTCTTTTGCGGTTCCTATTTCAATTCTATTTCCTGTATGAAACCAAAACTCTGCTGTAAATGAACCACTGAAATCGAATTGTGCAGGAGTAGTTAGTTTTGTTCCTGTTGTTCCATCAAAGTAAGTTGAATACCCACCATGTCGATAAGGACTAAATGTAGTTTGATGAACATAAGTTCCCGAAGTTGTTATTGTATGGTCTGAAGTAGACTTATCATCCCAAGTCCTATTTGTAGCATTATTAGCCCCCACTGAAGTAATCAATGAAGTCGTATATTTTTGATTTACTACAGCAAACTGTAATGTAAAGGAAGATACAGCAGTTGCTAGATTTACGCCGTCGCTTGCACGGAATGTAAGACTAAAAGTTCCCGCGTGAGCACTGTTTGTCGAAGGAGTGATCGTAAATACGTTTGTATTTGAGCCCGTTCCTTGAGTTACAGTCGCAGTATTACCAGAGGTATCAGAAGCAATACTGTAAGTAATTGGTAGTCCTTCTGGGTCTGTTGCAGTAAGAGTTACTGTAGTTGCTGTACCGTCGATTGCAAGACTATATGCAGCGGAAGCCCCACTAATCGTAGGAGTATTATTGATAAGTGCAATATTGTACCAGCCGGAGCCATTCCAGATGTAAAGTCGGTTTGTACCACTTACAAACGCTTGGCTACCAGTAATATTTCCCGAAGTAGGAAGATTATCTACAGACGCGTATACAGTAGCAGTTGGGCCCGTTACCTCTGTAGCAGTAGTATCCCACTT